GTTTAGTTAATGACATTAACAGAAAACTAAATGAAGTAGAGCTAACAAGTTCTAATTTTAGCTCTGCAAAAGGTTTCTATTCACATGCTAAAGATGCAGTTAATGCTGCTATTCAAGATATTAATCAATTAGAGTTTCAATGGCATTGGAATCATGACTTAGAAACAGAGACTTTAGTTGCAGGTACAAGTAGATATAATTATCCTGCCGATGCAAAAACAATTGATTTCGATTCTTTTCGTATTAGAAGAAGCACCGCATTTAATAATGAAACAGTTAAGTTAAAAATATTATCTTACGAAGAATACTTAGAAAAATTTGTTGATCAAGAGTATAATACCAGTACAAGTTTACGAGATCTTCCTTCGTTTATTGTACAAGCTCCTAATAGACAATTTATATTAGTACAAACTCCTAAAGAAGCTTATCAGCTTACTTACGAATATTACAAAGTAACCACAGACTTATCTGCGTATAACGATGTGTCAGTGATACCTGAAATGTATAGGCATGTTATTGTTGAAGGTGCTACTTACTATGCATATATGTTTAGGGGTAATACCCAAGACGCAGCAGTGGCAAAAGCAAAGTTTGAACAGAATCTAAAGCATATGAGAATCATGTTGGTTAATCGTACCGAATATGTACGCTCTACTATGCTTCCACAAAATAAAAGATACACTGCTGGCTTTAGGGTTAATTAATGGCTGATAGATGGACTACATACCCGTTTGAGTTTAGGGGTGGGTTAATCACAAATCTGTCCCCTTTGCAGCACGGTATTCAGCTACCGGGCAGTGCTAGGATATTACGTAACTTTGAACCTTCTATTGAAGGTGGTTATAGACGTATTGACGGATTTGATAAGTATGATAGCTCTATCGTTCCTGCATATGGCGATGCTAAAGTACATGGTAGTGGGCAGACAGGCAGCACACTTATAATAGGCAATCTAATGTTTTCGCCTGTAGAAACAGATACATTTACTATAGCAGGGGTTGCAGGAACGTATACGATTGGTACTGGTGGTGTTTCATATAATTCAGCTACTAAGCGTGCAACACTTACACTAACAACAAGTTTAGCTTCTAGCCCAGTGGATAAAGCTGCTATTACATTTACATCTGGGACCGGTACTATTCAAGGCGTTGCTGCTTGGACAAATAAAGTAATTGCTGCACGTAATAATAGTTTATATAATAGTACAGGTAGCGGGTGGACAAAAATTAGTAATCCCGCATATGGAACTGTATTAGTGAACGGTGCTGGTCAAACTGGTAGTAGCTTAGTTGTTGACGGATTAACTGGCAAACCTAAGACTGGTGATACCTTTAGTATTGCAGGTGTAGAATTAATATATACCGTTACTGCGGATGCAACAGTTACTAGTGGCGGTGCTACCTTAGCAATTAGTCCTGCTTTAGCATCTAGCCCCGCAGACAATGCAGCAATAACTTTTTTATCTGCATCCAGAGACGCTGCAACAAAGTATCGTTTTGAGAAGTACAGAATTTCTACCACAGAAAAAGTATGTGGTGTTGATAGTATCAATGTACCATTCTTATATGACGGCACATCATTTGTAGAATTACATGATGCTCCTGCAGATGTTGTGGGTGCGGAACATGTTGTATGGTTTAAGAATCAATTGTTCTTTGCTAAGGGTGACAAGTTAACTTTTACTTCTCCTTTTACTGACAGTGATTTTAACCCAGCTAATGGCTCTGGTGTAATAAGTGTTGGAAATGCAATCACTGGTTTAATTGTATTTCGTGAACAGTTAATTATATTTAGCCAGCAAAAGATTAGTAGATTATTAGGTAATACGCTAAGTGACTTTGTATTACAACCAATTACTTTAAATCTTGGATGTATTGACACAGATACCATTCAGGAGATTGGATCTGATATTATGTTCCTAGGACCTGACGGTCTACGTCTTTTAGGTGCCACAGATAAAGTAGGAGACTTTAGTATTGCAGTAGTATCCAAGCCTATTCAGAGTGAGATGACAGCTATTACTAAAGCTAGTACATCTTTTTCTAGTGTAGTTATTCGAGAGAAATCTCAATATCGTATTTTTGGGTATAATAATGAGATTACTACACAAAATGCTGTAGGCGTGTTAGGCACTCAAACACTTGGGGATCAAACTGGGCAGATAGCGTGGGCTGAATTACGAGGCATTAAATCTTTTGTTGCGGATAGTAATTATTTTGGGCGGGTTGAAACAGTTGTATTTTCAAATACAGATGGTTTTGTATATGAAATGGAACAGGGTAACAGTTTTAATGGTTCAAATATTATTGCTACCTTTTCTACTCCATTTGTTCCAATGGAAGACCCTAGAATTCGTAAAGCATTTTATAAGTTATTTTTGTATACAGACCCAACAGGAAGTGTAACAACTTCTGTTAATTTAAAACTTGATTTTGATGACGAAGGTTTGATACAACCTGACACAATAGTATTGTCAAATCAAACAGGTGCTGTAGGATTTTATGGTTCTTCTTCGGCTACCTATGGAGATGTTCTTTATGGAACAAAATTAAAAAAATTATTTCAAACACAAGTAATAGGATCTGGATTCACCGTGTCTTTGCAGTTCGTATCAGAAAGCACGGACCCTGCATTTTCACTTGATGCTGCAACATTAGAATACGCTACTTACGATAGACGATAAGGTAAATAGATATGGCAACTGGATATACAAGAAATGATAATATTAACAATATTGCTGACGGTAATATTATTAATGCTTCGGATTTAGACGGTGAATTTGATGCAATAGTAGCAGCATTTAATGCAAGCACCGGACACAATCACGATGGTGCGGCAGCTAATGGTTCTCCGATCACAAAGATAGGTCCTGCACAAAATTTAGTAGTTTCTTCTGGTGCTATTATTCCAAGTACAGATGACGCTATTGATCTGGGTTCCTCTTCTTTTCAATTTAAAGATGCATACATTGACGGTACTGCATACATTGATACCCTAGAAATAAATGGCACTGTCATTACTCCAACGGGTACTGAATTAAATTTTGTTGATGGTGTTACTTCTGCTATTCAAACCCAGTTAGATGCTAAGCAACCTCTGGATGCAGAACTCACTGCATTGGCTGGTTTAACTTCAGCAGCTGATAAGGTACCATACTTTACTGGTTCAGGAACAGCAGCAGTAGCTGACTTCTCTGCATTCGGTAGAACTCTTGTAGATGATGCTAATGCCTCTGCTGCTCGTACTACATTGGGCGTAGTAATCGGTACCGATGTACAGGCTTTTGATGCACAGCTAACGGATGTTGCAGGTTTAACCCCAACAGACAATAATTTTATTGTAGGCAACGGAACTAACTTTGTTACTGAGTCTGGTGCTACTGCTAGAACTTCTTTAGGTTTAGGTTCTATTGCTACACAGGATGCAAGTAACGTAACCGTCACTGGTGGTTCTATTACTGGCATTACTGACTTAGCTATTGCTGATGGAGGTACTGGTGCTTCTACAGCGAATACTGCATTAAATAATTTACTACCAACACAGACATCTAACTCAGGCAAGTACCTCAAGACGGATGGTACTAATAGCTCATGGGATGCAATTGAGATTAACACTGCCGATATTACTGGCACATTGGCTATTGCTAATGGCGGTACAGGTGCTACTGATGCGGGTACTGCAAGAAGCAATCTAGGACTTGCTATCGGTACAAACGTACAAGCTTACGATGCACAGTTAGCTGATGTAGCAGGATTGACTCCTACCGACAATGGTGTTATAATTGGTGACGGTACTAACTTCGTATTAGAATCTGGTGCTACATTAAGGACCTCATTAGGTCTAGCAATCGGTACCGATGTACAGGGTTACGATGCACAGTTAGCTGATGTAGCTGGACTAACACCAACAGATAACGGGGTCATTGTTGGTAACGGTACTAACTTTGTATTAGAGACAGGTAACACACTAAGGACCTCACTAGGTCTTGCAATTGGTACAGATGTGCAGGGCTATGACGCACAGTTAGCTGACATTGCTGGTTTAACACCAACAGATAACGCAGTCATTATTGGTAACGGTACTAACTTTGTAGCTGAATCGGGAGCCACACTAAAGACATCTTTAGGTTTAACAATTGGTACCGACATACAGGCATATGATAGTAACCTAACATCTTTCGTAGGCACATTCACATTACCTACTACTGATGGTACAAATGGACAGGTAGTACAAACAAATGGATCAGGGACTTTATCATTTACAACTATTACTTCTGGTGACCCTGCAGGTACAGCAGTAGCTTTAGCAATTGCTCTCGGTTGATTTATTAAGGAAAACAAATGGCAAATACATTCAAGAATTCATTTGGTAAAAACGTAGGTACTTCACCTTCTACCATTTACACGGCTCCCGCATTAACTCAGACTACCTTAATTGGTTTATCTGTTGCTAATACAACGGCTTCTCCAATTACTTGTGATGCGTACATCACTTCTTCTGCGGTTGACTACTATTTAATTGAAGGTGCAACAGTACCTGTTGGTGGCTCTTTAGTTATTGTAGGTGGAGACCAAAAGGTTGTATTAGAAGCTGCCGATGCACTTAAAGTCTTGACTTCAGCTGCAAGCAGTGCCGATGTAGTTTGCTCATTGTTAGAAATAACCTAAGAGGTAGACCATGGCATATCTTGGTAATACACCAACCACCCAGAACTTTGTTTCTGGCACAGACTACTTTAATGGCACAGGCTCACAGACTGCGTTTACCTTATCCCGCACCGTAGGCTCGATTAATGACATTCAAGTCACAGTCAACAACGTAGTCCAGCAGCCCAACGATGCGTATACCCTGAGTGGCACAACGCTGACCATGACCTCCGCACCATCAAGCGGAACTAATAACGTCTATGTACGTTATCTAAGCACCACCACGCAAGTCATTACTCCAAGCCAGAACACTGTTGGCACTGCTCAATTAGGAACTATAACTAATATAGCAAGTGGGAATTCCAGCTTAACATTACAAACTGGTTCTTCACCTACTACTGCGGTAACGATTGATACTTCACAGAATGTAGGTATTGGTACTAGTAGTCCTTCTGCTTTTGGTGCTGGATATATATCTTTATGCGTTAATGCTTCTACTTCCCCCATTGTTGATTTGTTTGTTGGTGGCACAAGAACTGCATCATTTAATGGTACTTCTACTTATTCACAAGTATCTACAGTAACCAATACACCTTTGTTGCTTGGTACTAACGGAACAGAGCGTGGTCGTTTTGATACCTCTGGCAATTTCCTATTCAACTCAGGTTACGGCTCAGTAGCTACAGCATACGGCTGTCGTGCATGGGTAAACTTTAATGGTACTGGTACTGTAGCTATTCGTGCAAGTGGTAATGTAAGTTCTATTACTGATAATGGAACTGGCGATTACACAGTTAATTTCTCTACTGCAATGCCTGATATTAACTATTCTACTGTTGCAAGTTCTAGCATTGCAGCAGACGGAACATTTAGTATTCCAGTTGTTGATACTAAGTCTGTTGGAGGAAATGCTATTGTTGCGCCTACTACATCGGCAGTCCGTTTAACCACACAAGGTAATGGCGGTAGCGCTGGTGCTAGAGATGCGGAATATGTCAATGTAACAATAGTTCGCTAAAAGGACAAATAAATGACACAAAGAATAATCTACCCTAATGATGATGGCGGTGTATCTATTTTGATACCAACAGAAGAATATCTTGCCGAGCATACTATTGAAGAACTTGCCGCTAAAGATGTACCAGCTGGCAAACCATACAAGATTGTTGATGTTACTAACATCCCAACCGATAGAACTTTCCGTGACGCATGGGAGTACCAAGAATGATTACGATTAACTTAAACAAAGCCAAAGCAATTACTAAAGACCGCCTAAGAGCAGAGCGTACACCTTTATTGCAAGCACAAGATGTAGCGTTTCAGAGAGCCTTAGAGAGTGGTGCTGATACGACTGCTATCGTTGCTGAGAAACAACGGCTAAGAGATATTACCCAACTAGCTGACCAAGCCACAACG